AAGCATTTCGTAACTATAGGTTACTTTACCATTAGAGTCTATTGCTTCATCAACAGTTTTCTTTACTCCTGTAAAGGCTGTTTCAAAGTCACTAGCTGCCTTAACTGTTCCAGCTACCCCGGCAATAATAGGGAGGGTAAGACCTATGGTCATTTTCTTCCCTACGTCGGTCATTTTATCCCCAACGTTTTTCATTTTCTCGCCGTAATGTTTTAAGCCATTCTCCGCATCTTTTAGGGAGTTTGTAAAGTCTTGATTTTTTATCTTTGCGTCAAGTAAAGCATCTTCAAGTTTTTTAACTTCTTGAGAACTATCTCCATATTCTTCCTTAGCAAGTTCTAACTGTTTTTCTAAGTTTTGCACGGAGTCTTTCGTTAAATCAATCTGCTTCTTTAAATATTCTTTTTCTCTCTTTAAAGACTTAGTCCCTGATTCAGCGTTGCCTGCTTCTTTATTTTCCAATTCGTAAGCTTTAGCTAACTGATCCGATGACTGACTTAAATCATCACTGGTCTGTTCTAATTCCTCAAGTTTATCTTTTCTTTGCTGAGAAGATTCAATAGCAATTTTCTCTTCTGCTGTTAGTTCCTTTGTTGAAGCTTTTTGCTTATCTAGTTGGGCAGATGTTTGTTGTACTGCGTTCTTTAGATACTCTTCGTTCCTTTGTGCATCAAGTAGCTTGTCACTCCATATACGAGTTTCATTAGAGTTTTCACCAGTTAATCTCTTAGCTTCTTCATAGGCCTCACTTGTCTTTTTTGTTTTCTGTTGTGCAAATTCTAGTTCTTTATTCAATTTCTTAAAGCTTGATTCCAACTTCTCAGTATCGGTAGCAGTGTTTTTCATCTGTTCTTTTTGCAATCTAAACTCTTTGTTTAAGCTAGATAGCTCCGTGCCGACCTCTTTAATTGCTTTATTAAACTGGGTATTAATTGCTTTATATTCAACTTGTATTTCTTTTCTATTCGCCATATCACACCTCCTTATTAATTACTCCTGGTTGATGTAGGCATCTATTGCAGATTTATTAGAGGCGATCTGCCTAACCTCAGTAAAAGGAACATGCCATACTGTCCAAGGATCTACATTAAAAAGAAAAGTGTAGATGGAAAATAAATCCTCTACACTTTGAATGTTCTCCCAATATTTGGGTGCGGCCTTTCTGCCCTTTTTATTATTTACTTTTTTTTTGAAGTTACTTTTCTAAATGAATTAGCCATAGCATCCTTTTCAAGCTTGTTTTTTTCTTTGTTCGCTTCTCCAGCTATAATCTCACCGTATAGTTCTCCACACATTTCAAGGTTTGAGTTTACCTTTGATTCAAACTCTTCTTGAGTCATTCCATTGGGGTTTGCATTTTTATATGCAATGTATGGAGCATTCATCATGTCTTCCATTTTCGCTTTAGATGGGTCTGATTGAGCCAACGCCATATCGCTTAAAAAGGTTTTTGAAATTAACCCTTCATTTTGCATCTTTCTCATTGAGAAAAGGGTTAACGTTGTGTTCAGGTTAACTGTCACCACTTCTCCATCTAAGTCTGGTTTTAAATCTAATTCGTAAATCATTTAAATCCTCCTTAAGGGATAATTGGTGTGACTAGAGTCTGATCAAAGGTCTTAGCCCATCCAGTTTTAACTTCTTCGTCCGTTAATTCTTCTTCATAAGCTTCATAGTAGAACTTACCAAGACTATCTTTCATTGCTTTAAACTCAATTTCAATCTCTGCAATCTCATCAAGGCCATTTTCATGACTAAATGCATATCCACTAGTAACAGACATTTTAGGATAAGCCATAAATTTCTTTTGAACGCCATACATGTCTTGTCCTTCAAAAGTAAATACGCCTTTCTTTCCTCTTGTGTTTTGTCCTATGGCATAAACTCCAGGTCTAAGCCCATCATTAGATAATCCAAAGATATCTCTAATAACACCAATGGTCATATGGCCTGTAAGAGTTACAGTGTAAAAATTAGTCAACGTAATTTCTTCTTCAACTACACCTTCACAAACTTTTGTAATAGATCTAACGTCAGCTTCCATCCCTAGGGCACCTACGCATCCTAGTGCTTTAGCTTCTAAATAAGCTTTTGTTGNTTCATCCCATGGTCTAAACTGACCATTAGTNACTTTTAATAAATCATAAGATTGATTTAATTCCATTAATATTTCCTCCTTATATTTGAGCAGCGAGTTCTAATGCATCTAACATTAATCGGGTTAGATATGTCTCTTTAGATTCAAGTCCTGTTTCAAAGAAGCTCTGAGCTACTGGATTACTACGTCCTCTTCCTTCATTTGGGAAAACTAAGTAACCAAATGAGTTTTTATTCTTAGCAGCTCCACCTCTAGCAAGAATCTGAAAACCTAAATTAATATCTTTCTGTCTTAAGGAATTACTTGTCTTAGCGTGCTTCTTGTTCCTATCTGATATAGGCATAAACCCTATAATGCTTTGTGACACTTCTTTACCACCCTGGCTATGCAAAACCTTGTTTATTTCTGATTCTGCTTTCTCAGGAGTTCGCTCCATTGCTTTTAAGATTTCTTTCTGGCCTTTAATGTTTAAATCGTATTTCAAATCAAACACTTCCTAACTTGATAGGTAAATTCCATGGTAATCATTAAAGCTTGTTGATCTGTTCCTTGCATCTTCCCAAGGTCTTCATCCGATATTACAAAATGTATTCCAGCTGTTTGAAGTTCCGGAATAAGAGTAGCTAAGTCTATGCTTTTATTTTCTTTCGTTACAAATTGTACGAGAACTTTTCTCATCAGATTTCTAGGCGATAAACTCCCCCTTGAATAAGTATTAGTCTCTCTAAAAACAAAGAAGCTAGGATTAGCTTCAACTTCTTCCTGCTTAATGTCACTGTCAAAAACATTGTATTCGGGATATAGGGTATTAAGTACTTCAATTAATCTATCTACATTCATCCCGGTATCCTCTCTAAATAAATATATAAAAACCTGAGTTCAGCATCTGGGTCAATGCTTGTAATGTCATATTCCTCATCAACATTCCCATTTATGATTACTTTATGTGTTCTCTCCATATCTGGGACATAATAAGTTTTGATTTTCTTAGTAATAACTTTGTCCAAAGAACTGTAAAGATTGTAATCAGATTCCCTCAATGTCTTGTATTTAAAATTAAGTGTTCCTACTGGCTTAAATATAGATTCAACTAATTTAGTCTTTTCTCGAACATGTTCGTCATAACCATATTGCATCTGTCCACTGTTCAACTCTTCTTCTGTGTAGCGACTACGTTTTAGCATTTCTCTTCGCCACCTCCAGTTGTAGGGTCAAAATATTGGACCTATGCTCTTGCTGAAAATACTGACCTGATCCATTCCACTTGTAACGGACTAAATCAAGCAATAATTCATTAGCCAAGATTCCTACAATGTCATCATGTTCTGGATTAAGTGCAAAAGTAATGGCCCCTACCCATGAACGGATAGAAGCCATGCCTTCGCTTATCATTCTAATAACATCATCATCTTTGTGGCCAAAGGTTATGTTGAGCCTGTCCTTAACAATAATTAAGTATTGATCAGGCATACTCAAAACCTCCTAAATTTCTTTGATAAAAGGTCTATTGTATTTATTGTCCTCTGTAGCAAGTGCCTTTACTCTGTCCTGTGCGGGGTTTGATTTAGCATGAGGGTATTTATCCCCTTTGCTATAAACAACACCATCTAAGTCCTTAAACAGCTCTAAAGCTATGTGTTTAGTGTCTTTCTTGATTTCTGTCTTTTTTACTACAGGTTCTTTCTTTGCAGTCATTAAAATTCTCCTTTCTATGGGATTATTGGGTTAACTCCTGAGATATCGAAAACTAAGAAGGAGTTGTTATCTAGCGGTTTACCATGGCCATACATTTTAGCAATGTAAACTCTGTCATCCTCTAAAAATCTGTATTCATCGGAATACTCGATCTTCTGTCTCATTCCAACACCTAAGAAATAGTTCTTCGCTTTACCTACAATCATTTGTCCCACTGGAACAGCAGCAGATTGAACTAGAGATGCGCCAATAGCGGTTTTGTCCAACACATAATTCCCATCTGGAGTTCTAAAAGCAAGCTCAGAGAAGATTGAGGTCCAGTAATCAAGAGGATTAACAATGAAAAGTAAGTCATTAACATTAACTGTTACTTTACCCTCTTTAGTCATAGGAGCAATCATGGTTCTCCCGATTGTAGCAGGAGTTAAATCTGTGATAACGACAGGAGTTTTTGCTGTGTGTCCTGTAGCGGGTACAAATGGCTCATCTAAGTCCATAATCATTCCCACTGGTTGTTCTAAACCAGTCCCAGCTACAACTGCATTTTCAAGTCCTAATTCAGTAGATTCAGATAGCATTTCTCTTACATAACGATCTAACCAAATGGGGCCAAGAACAAACATAGCCTTACAGATATTCACAAAAGCAGAAAGCTTATTAAGGGTTAAAGCTTCAACTTTAAAAGCTGAGTCTAATTGTTTCTTAATTTCGTCACATAACTTACCCCACTGAGCAGCTTGGACATCGCCATCTCTCATGGACCATTCCGTTACACCCGTGACATTTACGAACTGGATCTTAGATAATAGGGCATGTTCTGCTCTAAGATCTTCAAAAACCCTTTCGAATACAGTCTTCGGCATTGGTGTATCCGTAAAGTTATTCCCATCAACAGTAACTGCCATGTAGAACTTTTCTTCTTCAGCGGATAAAGGTCTAAGGTTGTATTCTTTTCTAGCAAATAAATCATTATTGCTCATGTTTTGAGTGGCGGCCATTTTAGCATCAGCCATAATGGAAGATTGAAGTTCCTCAGCGAAAGCATCAAATGAGTCGGTAAACCCTTGAGCATCACCTGTAGTAATAGCAGTTTGCATGTTGTTTTTGATTTGGGCAAATATTTTGTTATCTGGATTTTTCATAATTATTTTTCCTCCTTAAATTGTGCAAAAAGATTGACCACTTGTTTTTCGGTCTGCGACTGTTCTTTCCATAAATCAAATAATGACTTTGGTTTTTCTGTTTCTTTCGATTCTGGTTCTGTTGGTTCATTTGGTGCTATTGGTATTACTGGTATAGCATCACTTAAGATTTCATCATAAAATCCATGTTCTAAAGCTTCTTCAGCAGTCATCCACGTTTCATCAGAGATAAGTTGATTAAGTTCTTCTCTGCTTCCTTTAAACCGATTCATATAAGTTTCGTCTGCAGCCATATCTACTTTTTCAAGCATAGTAGCAGATTTTCTTAATTCCTCAGCATTGCCCATGGCATAAGACCACCCCTTGTGGATCATTAGCATTGTATTATTTCGTCCGGTTATTTTATTACCAGCCATAGCAATAAGCGATGCAGCACTAGCAGCGATTCCATCAATCTGTACTTCAATTTCTCCTTTGTAGTCCATCAAAGCATTGTAAATGGCAATTCCTTCGAAAGTCATACCCCCAAATGAGTTGATGTGCACTTTTAAATTCTGTCCCTCTAACTTATCTAGTTGTTCTCTTACTTTCTTACAAGAAATATATTCTTCTTCCTTATCCCAAACATAAGAATCTTCGATGACATCGCCATAAAGATATAACTCAGCTTGCTTGTCGGATATGCTCATTTCGACTCTTGGTGTTATTTCAAATTTAATTCCTTTACCTTCTAATGATTTCATTAAGATTTCCTTATTAAACATCATTTCACC